GTTGGTCAACTCTTTGTAACCGTAACGTGTCATGAACGACACAACTGGCTCAAATGTGTCTGGATCCATTACTGGGCCAGTGCTCATTAGAGGAACGTATGGGCAATAAAACGCTGGTGCGTCAGTTTCGCTTGTTCCCTTGTAGCCGATTAGTACCTTAGTACCGTCTGCTGCGTAGTTATCTACGAATACCTTGATTGTTCCGTTTAGTGTTCCAACCATCTTAGTGTTAGTTGGAGCTTCAAAAGAACCTTCAGTAGTACGTGCAAAAGTGCTAGTGCTTGCAGATTGTAGGATAGTCAGTGCTTCTGGAGAAACTACAATGTAGTTACCAGCGCCACGACGTGTACGTGCTGCAATGCGGTTAGCTGCTCTGTTAAGCTCGATAGAAAGAAGCGCGTGACGATCACCAACATAAGTCGGAGTGTACGCTGCATCTAGTGCACCGAAGTCAAGAGTAGTACCAGCACCTGCTAGGTTGCGAAGTGAACCAATAATTTCTTGGTCGATTTCAACAACGATTTCTTGTGCAAGAGCTTGCATGATCTCTGCTTCAACGTCTACACCGTGAAGTGCGTCTGCGTCTTGGGCAGCTTCAAAAGTCCAGCGAGCGCTTAGACGGCGTGTCTTAGCTTCAACTGTTTCTTTCAAGATCTGGATGCTCATCTTGCGTCCTGGAGTGCCTTCAGACACTGCTACGTCATCTGGGTTACCAGAGTATTGTGTAGCTAGGTTAAAAGGGCTTAGTGCTTCACTGCCGCCAGTAACACCAGCTGCTGTCTCTGCGTAACGTACACGTAGAGTGTGAATTTGCCCTACTGGGCCAGTCATTGGCTGTACGCCAACTAGTTCGTTTGCAATTACGCTAGGCATAACCCTGCGAATTAAAGGTAACATAACCTTGTTTAGTGTTGCTACTGATCCAGCACCGGTTGCACCGGTGGTTGCGGCCTCTGACAATTGACGCTTTGCGTTTTCGAGTACCACATCCATAGTCGCCTTACGTTGACCGTTAAGGCCCTCCATAAGTGCGTCCTTAGTTGCGGACCAGTTGCTTTCAAATAAATTTGCCATTTTCTTAACTCCTATTATATTATGAAAGTCCGGCTAGTTTGCGCAGTGAGTCTAATTCGACTACATCCGCGCTGCTGTCATTGGCCTCTGTTTTCACAGTTGCCTTTTTATTACCAGTGTGTTCCTTAGTCACTGATTCTTTTAATTCCCTTTTTGCTGTAGTCTGATTATTATCTAATACGCTTGGAAGATACTTTTCAAAAGTAGCTTCTAGCTTCTCAGTTTTAACTGACTCTAGTAAATCGGTCATGATGTCTCTCTTTTCCTTGCCTAGTGGGCGTAGTAACTCGTTAAGTTTGTCTTTACGGTTATAACGATCCTTTGCAACTCTTAGCTTGCTTTCCGTTAGCTTGACAGCTTCGTCACGGTCGGCAATAGCCTGTTCGGCTTCTTCGAGTTGTTTCTTTACTTTAGCAAGATTTTTCTGAACTGCCTGAGTCTCCTTAGTTTCGTTCAGGTACGATGTTGTGTACTCTGTGGCGAAAGTTTCGAATATTCTGCGTCCAAAGTCGTTTTCACGCGCTGCTGTAATGTCGTCTTTGAATGATTTAACTTCATTAGCTATAACACGGTTGATAACGCTTGACGCTTTATCAGATGCTTTACTAATAAAATCTTGTTTCGCTTCAGCTAGCTGACGCTTGCCTTCACGTACCATTTTGACTTTTTGTTCTACAAGCTCTTTCTTGTCCTGGTGGAATTCTTTCAATTCCTCAGCAAGTTGCAATGAAACAAAATCGTCTAACTTTGTTACATGCTCCTGCACTTTCGAACGGTCTGCTTGTAGTTCCTTGACTTCTTTTGCTACTGCTTGAGTAACAAATTGGTCTAGCACTTTTACGTGTTCTGTTACAGCTTTGCGATACTTAACTCTTTCTTCTGCGAGTGCTTTCTTATCTTCAACTAATTCTGAAATTTCTGCAGATAGCTTAGTAGTAATGAAGTTATCCATTGCCTCTACGATAAGTCCTTTGTCATGCTCATAGCGTTGAGCAAATTCCTCTCGTAATTCAGCTTTTGCTGCTTCCTTAGCTTCAGAAAGATTTGACTCCCAGGCCTCTTGAATTGCGACAGTTGCCTCTTCAGACAATCCAGCACCTTCAAGTAATTCGTTAAATTTAACTGCCATAGTAGTCTCCTACTTACCTTTTATTAAGTTCGCTGATTAACTGTGTGATACTGTTAACCAAGTGTTTTTCTGCACTGTTGTCGTGTGTGACGGCAGCCGCTGTATCATAGATAACAGCGCCACCTTTCATGTTAAATAAACTTTCATAAATTGTCTTTGGGTATGCATCTGGAGCACTGGGCTGGGCCACAATGTCAACAGTTACAATATCGAAGTCTGAAACCTTACCGGATTCATTAACGTTACCGCTTCCGCGACTACTAACGCCCAGTTTTGCCCCAGCCTTTAAAAGGCTTTTAGCTATATTACCCATAGGGGTCTCTATGATTTTAAGTTTACCCATACCGTTTGCGCCATCACAATGCATGTCTGTAATAATATGACTCACACGGTCTAGATTAATCTGAAGCTCTTCTGGATGGTCTAATTCGCCCATCACAGTTTCACCTTTACTTAATCTCTGTCTTACACTTTCAACGGCACGTGATATTTCACCTTCAGGATAAACCCGACCATTTTGATTCTTTACATCGCCCTGGATGAAAAGTCCTGCCATAAACAGTTCTTTACCGTCCTCAGACTCCATAAGTTTTAAACCAGCTTGCTCGGATCCTAAATATTCATATAATTTACGTGACATTGTTTTTCCTCACACCGTTACTTTGGTTGCTTAGTAAATGGGCTAGCTTTGCTAGAACCGTCTACATTGCTTTTTCCGTCCTTAGGAGCAGATGCTTTCTTAGGACTTTGCTTCATGTTGTGGTGTGTAGCGTCATGCTTTACTGAACCGCCGTGGTCTTTCTTGCCATCGCCGCCGTCGTTGTTGTGTACTGGCTTACCAGCATGTCCAACTGAGCTAGGCTTTGGTGCGTCAGTGTATGGTGATTTTGTTGAATCAGCTTCTGAACCTTTAAGCGCGCCGCCTTTCATTGGCTGCTCTGCTACGTTGTCGCTAAACTTTGTAGCTTCTTCTAGTTCTTCGTCTAGTTCTTCTTCTTCGGCATCTTCGTCTACTTCTTCTGCTTCGTCAAGATCGTATTCAACTGAATCCATAACCTCTTCGTCACTGTCCATGCCGTAGTCGTCGTCGCTGTCCATAGACATATCATCTATTTCCATATCGCCTTCGCCTTCTTCTTCTCCAGACATTAGTCTTTCAAATTCCATGCGTAGGTCTTCAAGCTCTGATTCTAGGTCTTCAACGCGATCTTCTACGTCATCTTCACCTTCGTCATCACCCATGTCTTCATCGTCCATATCGTCCATATCGTCCATTTCGTCTTCGTCGTCACCCATATCGGTAACATCGTCAACAAAATCGTTTGACTGGTCAATTACTTCGTCTTCTTCTTCGTCGTCTTCGCCAATTTCATCGGTTTCGATTTCTTCGGCATAGTCTTCTTCGTCCTCTTCATCCCACGCGTCATCGCCCTCGTCAAGAACTTTTTCATATTCTTCACGTGCCTTAGATACTACATATTCGTGTAGTAGTTCTTCAGCTTTTTGGTCGTCTTCAGCAAGAAGGAGTTCAAGAATCTGTTCTAGTTGATTACGTGATCCTGACATTGTGGCCTCCTAATTCTTTTATTGTATATACAATGTATAAAGACAGATGTAAACATTTGTCTATTCACAGTACTACTTATAGGAGATACAGAAAATGCTGCGAAAACAGCATCATTTTGAATAATTTTAGTCTACTTTTATTTAGTTTGCCTACTTTCTAAATAAAAGTATATTTTAAAGGCCTAAATCGCCGCCGCCTTCTACTGGCTGAGCATACATAATTTGCACAAACTCATCGTGCTCAAGCTCTTCTGCTTGCTTAATATCTCTGTATTTGCGCAGTTTATTTAGATCTTCGAGAGTCAACTTGCTCTTTCGGGTATCCTCTGGAGAGCGCATGTTTAGTTTGTCTTCTTCTGGGTTGTAAAATTCTCGTAGTCTCATTAAATTGTTCCTTCTGGTGGCGGTATGTTGGTGTCCATTCCTTCGTCTCCAACATCTAACGATATATCACTAAGATCAGGCTCTGCATCCAAATCAACTTCGTCTTCTGGATTAGCTCGAATACCAATAGTGCTTAAACTTCCGGCTGGTCCAGCTTCTGCTTCTGCGCTTTTATATTGATCTACTTTGTTTTCTTTGCGCCACAAGTCTTCGTTTTCTGTCATCTCTGCTTCAGTAAGCCCGAGATACTTCTTGAGTTTAAACTGATTAGCAAGATAAGGAATGCCTTGCACTTGCCCAAACAATGCTGCTCTTTCGCCATCTAGTTGTATATCTCGGTAGCTACTAAAGTTCATTGGCTTGTTAAATTCAATGTTAAATGCGCTATTATCTAGTTCTATTCCTCTGTACTTGAGGAACATTTTAAATTCTCTGTCTAGTTCTTCTTGTATTTGTCGCTGTAAACGTTCTACATACTTAGAGAATCTGTACTCTTGTATATACGCTACACCTACTTTACCATCGTTATATACTGCTGAACCGTCTTCCGGTCCTGTTGGCAAGTAGCTGCTAGGCACACGCAAGCCACGTAGTAATTTATTGTTGAAGTACCTAAGGTCATCAATTTGTCCTAAGTTCTCACCGCCTGGTAATGTGTCAACTTTACTACCACGACCATCTGCTGTTTGCGCAAAGTAGTAATCTTCTAACATGCTCATTGGGTTATATGCGCTGTCTGCAATATTTTGCCCTTGTGCGTTTTTACCTGGTATGCGCTTTTGCTGCACTTCGTACTTAATTTGGTTAAGGTGCTGCTTAGCTTTGTTTGGGGGCATGTTACCTACATCAATAATGAATACACGGCGCTCTGGTGCTCTGTGTACACGATAGATAATAATGCTATCTTCTAGTAATTCTTTCTGTTTGAATATTTTAAATACTGGCTCTAGTATGCTTACACCAAATGGCCAGTTAAGATCCATACCTTCTGTTAAACTAATATGTATTACATTTTCTGCACTTACTGGTATGCCCTGATCTTGGCCGTCCATCGCACCATTTGTGTGCGTTCCGCCAGGTGAGGTTCCCACCGGACTCATTATGCCGTTGATGCCTTGTCCTGCACCAAAAGGTCTAGTGTGGATGGTTGATACGTCTGTTGCAACTTTCTCACTCAAGATAGGATCTAGATCTTTAATAAAATAAGTCTCAATCTTTTTGCCTTCGCTTTCGTTTACAATTACTTTTTCTACGTTAGCTGGATCTACCCAAAAGATTTCGTAAGTTTCAGGATCACGTATAAAAAATTGATCGCCATACTTAATAGTGTTGCGTACTATGCGAAACACTCTTTTATACATATCGTTTAACTTACACCATTGCTTTAGTGTTTTGTTAATGATTTTTGTTTCTGAGTCACTGGGATCTTCTTCATAGAACACATCAAATGGTAGTCCTGTTGATTCGTCTTCTTGTGTTCCAAATTCAGCAATAGTATCTAACGCTGTGTTAATTTCGCAGTCTGTATCCATGTTATCATACTGCATGTAACGCATAAGTCTATTAGGCGAGCCTGCATATACTTCTGGTAACCAGCTTTGCACTGCTGACCATTCAGCACCGAACCCACCGTCCGCTTTCTTACCTTGCACATTTAGCGGTAAACCGCTATTATCTACAGGTGTAAAATGCTTACGCCAACTCAACTTACTACCCTCACTGTTTTCCAAGAAAGTGTTCTTCCTAGATAAAAACCTAATTCTTTACTACAGTACATAAATTATCCAGATTATTTTTAGTTTCTATGTGTATTTATCGTAAACTCGATTATCGAAAACAACTTCTAGAATTTATCTAGACTGATCCACAAGTTCTCTTAGTTTTTTGGACGTATCTTTAGTATTTGCTGCTACTTCATTTAATAGTAATAGCATGTTTTCGTTAGTCCGGTCCGGAGGTGTGCTTCCTGGTGCATCTGGCTGTTCAGCAAGTACTGTTTGAGGTGCTGCGGTTTCTCTAGTAGCAGGAGTAGGTGTTCTTCTACCAGATGATGTAAGTTGCGGTACAATACCTGGTTTTGCTTCCTGGTCTACAAACTTGTTAGTTCCAGCTACAACTACTACAGAATCTTGTTGCTTTATTGGGCGGCCTCTGCGATCTACTTGTTTTCTGCTACCGGGTTGAGTGTCTATCCACTGTCCGATTGTCTCTCCGGCCATGTTACCTAGGCTTGCTCCAGCGGCAGCACCGAATGCAGTACCGACTACCGGAACAACACTACCCAATGTGGCTCCTATGGCAACACCT